TACAAATATTAACCCAAGGTCCTTTTGGTTGTTTACTTCCTTTTGGTTTTTTCTTTTTACCAAACCAAACTGCTAAATCTTCATTTACAGTATCTTTGTTTTCAACAGGAGTAATAATTCTTGTATGTTTTCCTTTTTTTGGGTGGTCGTTATCCATTAATCCGCTGTGTTTAAATTTTATTTTACCTTTTATTGTTTTATTTAATACTTTTTTGTTATGATGGTGGTTTGCATGTGATATAAATGGTGCTAATACGTGTTCATCCCAATCCATTTTTCCAATAGTTAATGGAGGATTATATTCTCCACCATAACCCGCAGTCGCCTCTTTAATATGTTTTGAATTTAAATTAAAATCATTTAAAACATTACCATCATCATCATTTTGTGTTGGGTGTTTTTTATAATATAATGAAGAACGTTTAGATTCTCTTTCTTTTTTTTCAACATCTTTAGTAGTGATATTACCATCTAAAGCATCTGTATATATTTCAACATTATCATATCCATTTAATTTTTCAGTGAATGGACCCATTTCTTTTTTTGACCATAGTCTTAATCCAGTTCTAAATGGTACGTTATAAAATCCGGCAGATGAACTAGAATCCATTTCAATTAAAACGTTCTTTATTTTTTTTAATAAATTAGTTTCTTTCATTATTAAATAATATATTATTATATAAATATGACACTAATGGATAATAATTCAAATGAACATAAAGTCATTTTTGAAAGTATACGTTATAATACGGAAGATGACTTTTTACCAACATTACAAAATTTAACAGAAGAAAATAAAAAAGATTTAATAATTACTATTTTTAAATATTCCTATAAACAAGGTATTTATAATTTATCAGAAGCGGAGTTTATTTCTGCGCTAATTAGATATTTATAAATAATGAAAAGGTTAATTATTTCTGAATCTGAAAAAAATGATATTTTAAAAAAATACGGTTTGTTGACTGAAAAAGTTAACAAAAATTTACCTTCCAGCATAAAATCTGCATTATCTAGTGTTGAATCAAAATATGGTGTCACTATTAGTGATAAACATGTTGATGATGAAATGAATCAAGAGGGACAGTATTACGATGATAACGGTGGAGAAAACTCAAAAGCTTCATCTCAAATTTCAAAATTATTATCATCGTTAAAAAAACAATTTCCTGAATTATCATCTAAAGCAGTAGTTGTATCTTCACATAGAAGTTATTCAAAACAGGTAACTACATTTGGAGGAAAAATAAGTAGAGATGGCGGGGTTTCACAAAGACAAAAATATTCAGCTCTACCTGGATTTTCACAACATCACACAGGTAAGGCATTTGATATAATAAGTGTTGACCCATCTTGGTGGAACCAACATCCTGATGTTAAAAAATGGGTCGCCAATAACTGTGGTAAATTTGGATTTAAAGTATCTTACCCAAGTGACGGTGTGTTACGTAAAGCAGAACCTTGGCATTTATTTTACATTGGAGGAGAATCTTCAAGTAATCAATCAAAAGACAAAATTTCAGACCCAAAAATTGATGACTATTATAAAAGTGATAAGGTTGACCCCAAACTTGAAAAAGAAACTGTTAAACAATTTAAAAAGACAGGTTGTCAACCCACAAAATCTTATTCTGAATCACCAACAATAGAACAAATAAAAAAAGGTGATGTTGTTATGAGAATTGGTCATAAGGGCTCACCAGTAATTGAAATACAAAATATACTTAACAGATTAAATTACGATTTAGGTGGTTGTGGTGTTGATGGGTTATTTGGTCCAAAAACTAAAAAAGCTTTAGAATCGTTCCAAGAAGACCAATCAATTACTGTATCATCCGCTGTAGATAAAATAACTTTGGAAAGATTAATGGACCCTAAAAAAGTTCAAACAAAAACATCCGAAACAAATTCTGAAGTCACAGGTGATAATGAATACGTTATAATTAAATCGGACGGATATAAAGGTAATCAAGTCCACGTATTCTTTGGCGGAGCTCATACTTCAGGATATTCCAAAGGTACCGCCAATCGTTTGGCAATGGAGAAATACGTATCTTATTTGAAACCTTACAGTAATAATAAGATTATTGTAATTACACACCATTTTAATAATTTAAATAATGTAAAAAAATACGTTAAAGAAAAATTTAATGGTGTAGTATCTTCAATTGCCGGATTTTCTCAAGGAGGAAGGGAAACATGGAATTACGCCCAAGATGGAAATTTAAAATTAGTAGGTCTTATTGACCCATCAACATATGAAACAGGAATTCCGTTTGGACCAAATACTTATTTAGTCTGTGACCCAAAAAATTGGGGTACTAATGGATTCTACGGTCAAACAAGAAAAAGATTAGAATGGTACTGTTCAAATAAAGATAAAGGTTCTTATTCAGGACACGTATTTTGTACTAAAGGATATGCGCACATGAATTTTGCAATACTAAAATATTTTTACGATAAATTTGGAGATAAAATATGAAAATAAAATTAACAGAATCACAACTTGAAAACATTGTAAAAAGGACTATAAATGAACAGGGTGAAAATTTAGATGACTTTAATGAATCACCTAATAAAGATACATTTGTCGATTACATGTTTAGAAGAGTTAAAGAAATTTTAGGTAAAGAAAAATCTAAAACAGACGACGAATCGTTAGATTCTATCGACCAAGATGACGATACATCTTTAACATCCGGTACTCCGTCAAATTTTAAGAAAATGACAGAGTTAGTTATTGATAAATTAGAAGGTGGTTATTATAATCCAAATTGGCACTATAAATCAGCAATGGGTCGTTCGGGAGAGACTATGTTTGGTATAGATAGAAAACATGGTGGGTCTTTAAATACAAGTTCCGCAGGTATTGAATTTTGGGATACAATTGATAAGAATAAAAATAAAAAAATTTGGAAACACTATTTTAGAGGAGGAAATTTAGAACAAAGATTAAAAGATTTAGTTGTTAAAATTATGGAGCCTCATTTTAATAATTTATTCCATAAATACCTTTCACCAAAATCTCAAAAAATTGTTAATAATAGTAACTCATTACTTTTTCATTTTATATATGCGTCTTGGAATGGCCCTGGATATTTTCAAAAATTTGCAGAAACGTTTAATAACGCAGTTGATGATGGTGTGACTTCAGTATCAGAACTAAAGAAAGTTGCAATAAAATCAAGAAGGAACAGTTCAGTGTCAGGAAGTGTAAATAAAATTGAAAATATTATGAATAATTTATCTTAATTAATTATTTTTTAAATTATTAAGGGACATTTGTCCCTTTTTTTATATCATATATTTCAATTATTACTAAAATAAAAAAGGTCAGATTTCTCTGACCTTTTTATATTCACATTAGATAATATTATCTAAGTTCTTGTAAGTCGAATGTACGTACACCGTCAACTGTGATACGTCCGTAGAAACGGTTATTAACCATCTTCTTAGCGTAACGTGTCATGATACCTTTGATAGGTGTGAAGTTGAATGGGTTGTACATAGTTGGAGT